GATACCGCGCCACAACCGATAGTACTCATCAAACTTTTCTTGATAGTTTGCTTCGTAATGATCTCGCCAAGTATTACACTTAGACATTACCCACCCTTCAAGTGAGTCTTCTTTTGCAAAGTCCTGTTCGTAATCCATTTTAATATCCTGCTACGGGGTCTAGTATTTCAAAGTCGTCTTCTTCGTACTCGTATGCGTATGCAACTTTTGCTAACTGGTCAATGTACGCAAGTGCATCGACCAAGTCATCATGTACCAAGGCATTTGGAAACTGGAATAACTCATCGAGGAAAGCGGCATTCCACTCTCCCTTGTTTAAAGTTATTTGCCCGTGTTCAAACCGCCCTTGCAATGCCCACACAACACGGTCTGTTTTCTTTTTGTTACCATGTGTCAGTTCTTCTACGCGAAAAAAGCGTTGCCCTGACTTCATGACATCAGTTAAATATGGAAGCACTGCATTCTTCAGCGCACCTTTTTCAATTCCAACAGCCACTGGTTGGTATCGTGCAACAGCATCAAAGATTTTCTTTGCTGTCTTCTTGATATCCCAACGGCCGTATACAATATCAGCTACCCACCAACCATCTTCGTTAGCTTTAACAATCGCAATCGCAGTTTGGTCTAGTTTTTTGTTTTTAGATTTCGTTGCTTGTTCAACATTTGCAAAGCCTGCAAGGTCAACTGCAATATAATAATCCCCATGCTCAGGCTCTTCATCATCAAACTGTACCCAGTCTTCTTTAAAGACTTCACTACCTGATGCTTCAAAGCTTGCAAGGAATTCCTGTCTGAACGCATAGCTCGACATGGACTTTTTAGCTGTATCAATCTCGTTTGGATCGAGAAGCGGATTGTCATAAGAAGTAAAATGCCATGCCTTATAGCTTTCATCTTCATCCAACTCCGCGTACTGATACAACTCGTAGAAGTGGTTGCGACCCATCGGAGTACCAATAAACATGGCATCACCCTTTTGGTCAGCAAGCGCAGGACGTAGGATCTGTTCCCACACACTAGGCTTCATATCCGCATATTCGTCCATCACAAGGAACTTAAGGGATACACCTCGCATTGTCTCTGGTCTATCTGCACCCTTTAACGAAATCGTACAACCGTTAATGAGAGTGATTTGCAAGTTGTTAATGTGTGATGATTTAATAACAGGATGTGCTAACTCTAACAACGTCTGCCACATAATATCACGAGCCTGTCCTTGAGTAGGCGCAACATAAAACACATGACCCTTGTTGGTCTGTAGCGCATAGATAATTAATAACCATGCGGCCAGTCGTGATTTCCCTGTACGTCTACCTGCGGCAACAATCTTAAAGCGAGCAGAATCATTAAAGACTTCTTGTTGCCACGGAAGCAACTGAACATTAAGATCTGTCACAGAAAGCCTTTGTATCCCATTAAATCTTTTTCGCCTTGCAAGAGTTCAGCTTCATCTACAGGTTCAAAGTTATTCTGCTCTTCAAGAACATTAATAATCTCATCATCTGATGGCATTTCTTGGGCTACAGGTTCAGCGTTACTTCCAAAGTCTCGTTTGTAAAGCTGATATAAACCCCGTAGCCCTTCAAGAAAAGAACCGCGTTGTTCCGCCTCTTCAGGTGTTTGACTTGGATCTTCAAAGGATACTATCTCGCCAATACCAGATGCAAGGTTAGCAGTAATCATATCTCTTGCAGTGTTTGCAGAAGCTACTCGTCTGGAAAGATGTGGCTTACCGGGGCGTAGAATCTTATCAGAGAACAACTTTGTTGCTTCCTCAACATCATCGTTTTGGAAAGCTTCATTCACTTGCTTAACATTACCAAAACCCATGTACTCTGCACCGGGCTTGTACGTACCCTGTACACTATCAATCATGAAGTCCAGTTGGTTTTTAATACTAGCAGGATCTTGGTCTTCAGTTGTTTTAACATAATCCATGTATGGCTGATACAAACCACCACGAGGATCAAACTGGAATAAACCGTATGCAGGATCTTTCCTTTCACCTCGTTGTTCAATGTTTGGATCAAACGTATTCGCTGACTCAACAGCAATGTTACCCAACATCGCATAGATTGCAGTATCGCTTAGTCCACGCTCTTGCATGTAGCGATAGACCGCCATGAGATTTTGTTCATTCATGGTCTATGACCTCTCCTTCATCCTCAACACCAGTAATTGTTGTACTACCCCCAACACCAGTGATAGTAATATTGACAGCAGAACGTCCACCGCTTGCATCTTTCTCAAAATAACTCACAGGTAGCATCCTGTCCATTAACAGTTTCCATGCCGCCGCTTGATTCTTATGCTCATCATCTAATGCGGCGTTAACAATACTATCTAGTACCTTTCGAGACTTCGGACTGGCTAACAACCTAGCCTTCATCTCATTGATTGCCGCCGCATCTCCGGGAGGTCTTCCACGTTTCCCTCGATTGCCCACCTTTTTCGACTCAACATCAACCTTCGGTGGACGACCTACTCGTTTTGTTGGAGTATTCTCTGCCATATACAGTACTCTGTAGTTAAACGCAACAATAATGCAAGAGATAATAATACTAAAGATAATATTACTTATGCATTTCCTCTTGCGCTTGCTCTTTAGTGTAATTATTATATCATACTTTTAAGGATTTGTCAAGCTTATTTAACATAATACCCTAAAATAGACTACATCGTCCCTTCTTCAGCGGGTCTCAGGCGTGTTCCTTGACCTCCGCAGACGCGCTTAAGGCTTTGTAAATGCAAACGATTCGCATTTGTAAATGATTCTCATTACCTTTTCTTATTTTACCCTTTTTTGTGTCTGGGTAGGTACTCTACCGCTACGGAATTGTGCCAGAGGCCCCCCGTGGGGTCGAACTAGGGGTCTTGGTGCTTGTGAGTCTCTGATTAGGATTCTCGAAACGCTGAGAGTGAGTGTCTGAATAGCACCCTCTAACGCTATCTCAACCGAATACCCACACCTAAGAAACTGAGAGAGGCCGCCATAGGCCACGGGGTAAAGTCCCTACTGTTTGTAACTACAAAAGAACCTAGGGAACTTTTAATGCTAAAGACTGTCTTAGTTCTATCGGGGTCGGTTTCGGCTCCGGACGTTTACGGGTCAGCGTTAAGGCCGCCAGTTCTCAGTCTGAAAATACTGAGCGTCTTTTCGGTTGAACCCGTGAGCATTCAATTTGTAATTACAAAGGAAAATGATCATGACAAATGAAACTGAAAAAATGTCTGCTGAGTTGGTATTGGATAACTTTGTTTCGAATGTAGCTAAAGGAATCCGCTCAACGGCTCAATTCAATGCTCTGACACTAGAACAAGTTCGAGTCATTGTTGGCCTACCTACTCTCACGGAGTCTCAAGCGCGAGAAAATGCGATTGCTGAGGGAGCATCCGAACAAGATGCAATCAAGGCCGCGAACCAAGCGCGAGAGAAACTGTTTGGTAGAGGGTTGAAACCCGTTGAGACTATCCAACTCTCTGAGACCTTGGTTGAGACATTCGCGACTAAATACCGCGAGAGTTTTAAAGAGGTTGAGGTTGAAACAGCGAACCAGTATGCAACGCATATTAAAGCCTTACTCAAGGCCGATTATGATGGATACCGCGACACACTGATTCAGGCTCTTGAAGGTAAGCGTTCGGTACAAACAGCCTACCGCGAACTCAAGAAACTGATTAAGCAAATCGAAGGTTCCAATACTGGCTCAACTGGCTCAACTTCTGAGGCCTCAGAGTCAGAATCCGATAATGTCGGACATTCAACGGACCTTGAGAGAGGTCAAATTGATGAGTCCTCAGAGGGTTTTGATTGCACAGAAAAGCGAATTTCTGACGCTGATTTTATCGCTTGGAAGTTATTCGTTAAGACGTGCAAAAACGATCAATTTCTCGCGCTTGAGATTGCAGAAAAGCTTACTGAATACGCATCAAAAGCAATTGAGACTCTGAACGAAGAAGCAGACAAGAAAGCCGCGTAAACGAAACAAGGAACCCGCTCGCGAGAAATCGTTAGCGGGTTTTTTGCGTAATGGCGTTTGTAATTACAAAGGCCGCTAACAAAGGAAACGAAACAATGACAATGATTTTCAACTATCCAAGTAAGAAATCGCTCAAGGAATCGATTGGTCAAAAGCTGGACTATGTTGAGACCTCAGCGTTTGGGCCTGAGTACAAACCAAATGGTGTGCTTGTGGGATCTAATAGGCCGCATCTCACGGGCCACAAGCGTGAGTTCTTTGCGCAAGTGACAATGCGCGATGGTGTGATCACGGGAGTTAAATGATGGATACATTGTTTGTGTTGGTTGCAATCGCAAGTGTTGCGTTTGTGTTGGGTGCAGGTGGCGCATTGTGTGAATCAGTAGGAGAGAAGATCGATGGATTATTACGAGATCGTGGACTTTAGTGTTGGGTGTATCGTGGGTGCGATATTTGTGTGGTTAGTGTACATGGTGAAAGACAATGGCGAGAAATAAAATTGTGTACCGCAACGATGCGGGTGAGATTGTGGGATGGGACTATGAGGCTGACGCGCATGAGTTGGCTGAGTGGGACTACTTGGAGCAACGTGACTCAATCTTTGAGTACGATGATGATGAGGAGGATGAGTAGAGATGTGTAATGCATGGGAAGGGATGTTTCCTGATGTGTCTTTCACTGACAAGGTGTGGATACGATTCAAAGATGGTGAGGAAGTTGTGATCAAGCATTTGTACTTTGATGACAGCATCCTTGAGGATGTGAACTGGGATAATGTAAAGGAGTGTTGCGATGTGTGACAATGTGGTGTACCAGTATGTGCCATGCGGATACGACTACCGTGAGGTAGAGTCTAAATGTGGGACGACTGGGATTCATGGGGAGCTTTTGTTGTGTGACTCTTGTGAGCATACACGGGAGCGTAGAGAGGCTGACTCTGACGCTGACAATGCGTGGTTGCGTAGTGCAGGTTGGGGTGAAATGTAAGGGAACTTTCAGTGCTAGTTCCTGTCTAAGTAATATGCGGCACACTAATGTGTCGTTTTTGTAACTACAAAGCGAGGTGCTTTATGAATGAAATAACAACGCAAGATCTTGTGAACGCATGGGTTGATGTGGTGATCGATGAAATCAAGGACTTTGAGCGTATGCATGATATGTGTCGTGATGAGGGTGATGGTAAGTGGTTCATGCGATCTCATACAACATTGTGGGGTGCGTACTGGACTATCCGCAAGATCACTGGTGCGCTATCGTACAGCGAGTCGCGCCATGTGGAAGAGGCTATGGATCGTTTTCTCAATCAATATTGTGAGACGATCAAGCAGACTAAAATTGTCAATGATGAGAGCGCGTGAGCGTTCTCTTTTGTAACTACAAAGAGAGGTAATGATTATGTTTAAAAATGTAAATCCGTTGTTGAACTCGTATGCTCAAGCATCGCATGAGAACTTTCAACGCACTTGTGTCTGGACAATCCTGACTATCATGGAGCAGTTCAATGGGCAAAAGCGTCGCATGAAAGATGTTGATGAGCATGGTGCGGAGTCCAAGTATTTGTGGGGTTGGAAGCGTAAGTCCTACGAGTACATACAGAAACATGGCGAGCGCATCTACAATGAGTTGATGGAAACGAACGCAAGCGATCTGGGTGTGCGTAAGAAGAACATTATTATGTTGGGCATTCTTACGGAAGTTCCCGGACTCAATCTGGCGAAAGCAGGGTTTGTGATGCAGTTGATGTTTGGTCGTGTGGGTTGTATGGATGTGCATAACATTCGTCGCTTCAAGATCAAGCCCGCTGAAATCACGATCATGAAGTGTAATGGTGCGGTAGGTAAGGACAAGAAGATCAAGAAGTATCTGAGCTTGTGTACTGGTTATCGCAATAGTGAGACGTTATGGGATTCTTGGTGCAATCTCGTGGCTAACAAGTCTTGTAATTCTAAGCACTTTGATAGTGGTAATGATGTGTCGTGGTTCCACTTGACTTCACTTGTAGGAGAGTAATATGAAAGCAGTATTGGTTGATCCGTATCTCAAGACGATTGAGAACGTAGAGGTGAATGATTACAAGGACATCAGCAAGCATTTGCAGTGCGACATGTTCTGTTCTGGTGGCTATGACGAGGGTGGTGATGCCATTTATGTCAATGACGAGGGGCTGTACACTGAGACTGCGTTTGTGTATATGCCTGACGTTTACCCTGATCCGTATGCAGGTCGTGTGTTGTTCCTTGGTATCAATCGTGCCAATGGTGAGTCGCAGGATGCGTGGCTAGATGCTGAGGATGTGCAGGACATAGACCACAAGTTCATGACTCGTGATGAGGTGGGTCGTATGTATGGGGTGATGTATGTCAACTAAGTGTAGTACATGTGGTAAACGTGCGGATGTGGTAGAGCGTGATACGTTCTACTCATGTGCTTTGTGTTGGTTGAAGAGGAATAAGAAATGAGTATGTATAAAGATGGTCATGAGTATTACGGTACTCATTGGTGGTATGATCCAGAGGACAATGAGTTCTGTCTTGATGTCGTGTGGAAGTTTGAGAAGGGTGGTGATATCCCTGACTCATGGCACTTGCAGTCTGTTGAGTTGGAGGACTACAGCCAGAGTTTGCCACAAGGCTTCATCGAGGAAGTCAAGTGGATGTGTGGAACAGACAGAGAAATATGGCGTTATGTTGTGAATGAAGGACCATCAATGAAAATGGAAGAGGTAAGCTACGAATGAAACATTACTATACAATTGAAGAACTTGTGGACTTTTTAGAGAATTTAGATCCACTTACAATTGAGTTTGCTGACACTGAAGGTGCGCTCGATGCCATCATGACTAGGCTCAAATCGCAGAGCGATCACATCGAGTGGATGCGTGGTCGTCTTGCGTTGGCTGAGCATGTCATTGGTGAGTTGTATCTCATGCAAAGAGAGTATGAAGAATGAAGCCCAAGTATACTGAGAAGCAGGTCGAAATCTTTGTGGCGATGTGGCATCAAGGCTACACTGCCGCTGAGATTGCTGACAAGTTGGGGGGTTCTCTCAACTCAATCAGGCAGTTTGCGTGTCGTTATCGCAAGAAGTATGGACTTGAGAAACGTGAGGGAGGCAATGCTCCGCCTCGCAAAAACTTTGACAAGTTATGGCATGGTGTGATACCCTGTGGTCACTGGATGATCACGAAAAAGTGGGGTTAAATACTTAATGGATACTTTAGTTACTGTTGCTATACCTTTGATTTTCTTCTCATTATTAATTTGGGATGTGACTAGACAAGGAGGTGATGAGTGAGGTGCGTAGGATGTAACAAGGAGTTGACTGACTTTGAAGCAACTCGTAGGTATGCTGACTCGGAAGAGTTTATTGATCTGTGTAACGATTGTTTCTCGTGTACTGGTATCAAAGCTGTTGAGCGGCATGATCTTATGAGTATTAGTGATGTTATTGACATAGAGGAAATTCCATGATAGAATATTTCTACTTTAGAGTTACGCAAGAGGTTATTAGTTATGGTTAATATCTTTAACATACCTGAAGAAGACTTCTCTTTAGTTATGGAGGAACACAATCTTCATCAAACTCTTGTTGATTGTTGTGATATGATTTATAAACACGGTCTGTTGCGTACACTTCAGAGTCTCTCTGACTATTGCGAGGACAACAAAGAAGCGTATGCGTTGACCATGTTGTGTCAATACTACAAGGAGAATGAAAGTGCCTTTTGTGAAGACGCACCAACCATGCAATGATTGTGGTTCTAGTGACGGGCTTGCTGTGAACGATGACGGGTGGAGACATTGCTTTGTCTGTGACGCACGTACAGCCCCTCAGAGCGACGATCTACCACACACCAATAGGGAGGTACGAGTGGAAGCAAAACAACTGTCAGTGACCCATGAAAATTATGTGACGATTATTGAGCGTGGAATCAGTAGTGATACATCCAAGGCATACAAGTGTGCCAAGGAAGGGCAGAACTATCACTTCAACTACGCTGACTCAGCGGGCAAGATTGTGGCAACCAAGACACGCACACCTGACAAGGACTTCCGTATTGCAGGAGACTGGTCTAGTGCAGGACTCTATGGGCAGAACCTGTTCAGCAAGGGCGGTAAGTTTGTCACCATTGTCGAGGGTGAGTTCGATGCGATGGCGGCATACCAAATGCTTGGGTCTAAGTATCCCGTAGTCTCTGTCCGTAACGGTGCGGCCTCTGCCGCTAAGGATATCCGCAAGCAGTATGAGTGGGTGGATTCCTTTGACAACGTGGTGATCTGCTTTGACGCAGATGAGCCGGGACAGAAGGCGGCATCACAAGTGGCTGAGATGTTCGGAGCCAAGGCCAAGGTGTTCAAGCATCTCAGTGGTATGAAGGATGCTTGTGAGTATCTTCAGCAGAAGAAGATGAAGGAGTTCTCTGAGAAGTGGTGGGCTTCCGAACAGCATGTACCTGATGGGATTATCGTAGGCTCTGCGCTGTATGATGATGTGATGAAACCTCTTGCACCTGCTGACTGTGAGTATCCGTTTGCGGGTGTAAATGGGTTAACTTATGGTATCCGTAAGGGTGAGCTTGTGACGATCACTGCAGGCTCTGGACTTGGTAAGTCTCAGTTTGTGCGTGAGATTGTGTGGCATGTACTCAACAAGACTGAAGACAACTTAGGTCTGATGTTCTTGGAGGAGTCAGTGCGTAAGACAGGTCTATCATTGATGTCACTTGCGGCTAACCAACCACTGCACTTACCAGACTCAGAGGCAACGACAGAGGAGAAGAAGGATGCTTTCAAGCAGACGCTTGGGACAGATCGCATTTATCTGTTCGATCACTTTGGTAGTACTAGCGTTGAAAATATCATCAACAGAGTTAAGTATCTGGCTAAGGGGCTTGGTTGTACTTACATCTTCCTTGACCATATATCTATTGTGGTGTCTGCACAGGCTAGTGGTGACGAGCGAAAAGCTATTGATGAAATCATGACTCGCTTGCGTATGGTGGTGCAAGAGACAGGCATCGCTTTGATTGTAGTGTCGCACCTCAAGCGTCCTGACTCCAAGGGTCACGAGGAAGGTGCGGCTACGTCTCTTGCTCAACTGCGTGGCTCTGGTTCCATCGCCCAGTTATCTGACATGGTGATTGGACTTGAGCGTAACGGTCAGGCAGAGGATGAGACAGAGCGTAACACCACACGTGTGCGTGTACTTAAGAACAGATTCAGCGGTACGACTGGGCCTGCATGTGCATTGCTTTACTCTCGCAACACAGGTAGAATGGTTGAGGTTGAAGAAGAGGAGTTGTAATGAACGTATTGGTTCTCGACATTGAGACCAACATGGCACACGATACGATATGGTGCTGTGCTTATCATTCAAATTGGTTCTTTCCATCTAAGATTCATGTGGAGACACCTGAGTCTATTGCAGGACTTAAGTCTGCTATCAAGGGAGCCGATGTGATTGTTGGGCATAACATCATAGGGTTTGACGGGCCATTGCTGTCACGGCTTTGGGGAGTACAGATTCCCATCTCCAAAGTTCGTGACACTCTGGTCATGTCAAGGCTATGGAATCCACAACTGGAGGGTGGTCATAGTCTACGTGCGTGGGGTGAAAGGCTCGGTGATTTCAAGGATGACTTCACTGACTTTGATGGTGGTCTTACGCAAGAGATGATTGAGTATTGCAAGCAGGACGTACACGTGACAACACTTTTATATGATAAGTTGTCGAAAGAATTGTCATCTTTTGGTGGTAGTGTACATCTTGAACATCGTGTCGCATGGTTGATGAAGAAGCAGGAAGACAATGGATTTAAACTGGATGTACCACAGGCTGTCACTCTACTGGCTCAACTTAAGGATCGCATGTCTGTTATTACTGACGAGATGCAAGCTGTATTTCCTCCTATTGTTGAGGAGCGTTGGTCAGAGAAGACAGGCAAGCAACTCAAGGACAGGGTTACCGTATTCAATGTGGGGTCAAGGAAGCAGATCGCAGAAAGGTTGCAGAGCATTGGTGTCAAGTTTACTAAGAAGACTGAGAAAGGCAGTATCATAGTAGATGAAGGTACGCTCAAGTCTATTGACAAACCAGAAGCACAACTGATTGCTGAATACCTGATGCTACAGAAACGTGTCGGCCTGTTGGATTCATGGATTGATAACGTCAAGGATGATGGCAGGGTACATGGTAGGGTGATCACCAACGGTGCTGTGACTGGACGTATGACACACCATAGTCCCAACATGGGACAGATCCCTAGTGTCAACAGTGAGTATGGCTCTGACTGTCGTAAGCTATGGACTGTCGATGATGGTAATGTCTTATGCGGGACAGACCTTTCGGGGATCGAGTTGAGATGTCTTGCACATTACATGCAGGATGCTGATTGGACTGAGGAGTTATTGAATGGCGACATCCATCAGAAGAACGCTGATGCCGCAGGCGTTACGAGACCGCAGGCTAAGACTCTTATATACGCAACACTGTATGGTGCAGGACCGGCCAAGATTGGCAGTATTGTCGGGGGAGGTGCGCGTGAGGGGAGTGAAGTACTCCAGAACTTTTATCGCAACACCCCTGCGTTATCAAGACTTATGGAGAAAGTTAAGAAAGTGGCGAGCAAAGGGTATGTGCCGGGCTTGGATGGTAGAAGAATACTGGTGCGTAGTGAACACGCCGCACTCAATTCCCTACTCCAAGGATGTGGTGCTATCATTGCCAAACAGTGGTGCATTGAGGCACACAAAGAGTTCAAGAGACAAAGACTTTCTGTACAACAAGTTGCATTCGTGCATGATGAAATCCAGATTGAAGCACAGAGACCACATGCGGAAACTGTTGCGTCAATCATGGTAGCCTCTGCTCGCAAGGCGGGTGAGGTGTTGGGGTTTCGGTGTCCTGTTGACGCTGAAGCAAAAATAGGTAACAATTGGTTTGACACACACTAAGTTGTTGTGTTATAATATATGTTCATTTACTTCCTATGGAGAAAAGTATGAGTGAAGTATTCAAATTCCAAGACGTAGAGCTTTTCTGGCCGAGTCTTTATGAGGTCAACCCAACCTCCAACAAGTTCCAAGTTGATATTGTCAACCTGAACGCCAAGCAAGTGGAGAAGCTTGAGAGCCTTGGTATTGATGTACGTTCTAAGGACGACGAGCGTGGCTTCTTTGTAACGTGCAAGTCCAAGTACGAGATCGTACCCTACGACACACACGGTGAAGCACTGGAGCGTAGCATCAAGGTAGGCAATGGCTCACGTGGTAACGTCATGGTCAGTCCGTATGCTTGGAAAGGACCGACAGGTAACAAGGGTGTGTCTCTTGGTGTCAAGAAGTTAGTGATCACAGAGCTTAACAAATATGTTAAGGAAGAATCTGACGAGGATGTAGAGATCCTGTGATTGCACTGATCGATGGCGACATCCTCTGTTACCGCATAGGATTTGCAACACAAGAGGAGTCTGAGGACATAGCTATCAGGACGATGGCTAAGTTCTTGGAGGACATGTTGATGTTTGATATTGAGTGTAATGATTGGAGGACTTACTTAACAGGCTCATCAAATTATCGACATGACTACGCCATCACTGCCCCGTACAAGGGGAACAGGAAAGGAGAGAAACCAAAGCACCACGGGTTGTTGCGAGAGTACCTCCGTTTCTCATGGAATGGTGATGTGTATGAGGGGATCGAGGCAGACGATGCAATTGCAATTGAGGCTACCAAGTTTGGCGATGACTCAGTAATCGTATCGTTGGATAAAGACTTTGATCAGGTGCAAGGATGGCACTACAACTTTGTGAAGAAGGATAAGTACTACATCACCCACGAGGAGGGACTGTTCAACTTCTACTGTCAGTTTCTAGTTGGTGATCGCATCGACAATATCATCGGTGTGCAAGGCATCGGCCCAGTCAAGGCAAAGAAGTTGCTTGAGGGTAAGACAGAGCGTGAAATGTTTGACATCTGCGTGGAGAAGTTGGGCAGTCGTGATCGTGCAATTGAGAATGGAATCCTTTTGTACTTACAAAGAAAAGAAGGAGAGATATGGAGTCCGCCAAGTGAAGACGCAATCAGCTAAAGCTAAGGGGCGTAAGCTACAGCAGTGGACACGTGATCGCATCCTTGATGTTTATTCTCATCTGGAGGAAGATGATGTTAGAAGTACCTCTATGGGTGCAAGTGGTAGTGATGTTCAGCTTAGCCCTCTCGCTCGTAAGTCTTTCGACTACGATGTCGAATGTAAAAGTCTTGCGAGAGTTGGAGTCTATCGTTATATTGACCAGTGCAACAATCGAGGAGATGCACAACCACTTGTCATCGTTAAAGAAAACCGAAGAAGCCCACTCGCAGTCGTAGACGCAGAACACTTCTTTGAACTACTGAGGAATCAGAAATGAAACACATGGTCATACCTGACACGCAGGTCAAGCCCGATAACCGGACTGATCACTTGCGTTGGGCAGGAGAATATGCCGTTGATAAGAAGCCTGATGTTATCATACACATCGGTGATCACTTTGATATGCCTAGCCTATCCACTTATGATGTGGGTAAGAAGTCCTTTGAAGGACGCAGGTACATCAACGATATCAATGCAGGCATCGAGGCAATGCAAGAGTTCCTTGATCCTATTCGTAAGGAACAAGAGAGACTCAAGCGTAACAAAGACAAGCAGTGGAACCCTCGTTTGGTATTTACGTTGGGTAATCATGAGTATCGTATCGCTCGTGCGATCAATGCAGACCCCAAGCTAGAGGGACTGATGTCGTTTGACGATCTGTACTTAACAGAGATGGGATGGGAGGTCTATGATTTCTTACAACCTGTGGTTATTGATGGTGTCTGTTACAGCCATTATTTTGTTAGTGGTGTTATGGGAAGACCAGTAAGTTCTTCTAATGCGCTGATCAACAAGCAACACATGTCGTGTGTGATGGGTCACGTACAGGATCGTAGTATCTCTTATGCTCGACGCGCTGATGGTAAGCGTATCACTGGTTTGTTTGCAGGTATTTATTATCAACATGATGAGGAGTATCTGAACCCACAGACTAACGGATCATGGTCTGGTATCTGGATGTTGCATGAAGTATGTGATGGGACATTCGATGAGATGCCTGTGAGTATTAATTATCTACGTGAGAGGTATGCATAATGTTTGATCAACCAGATAAGATGAGAGTAGGTCTGACTATTACTTTGTATGGTAAGACGCACAGTATGAATTGTGAGTATGATGATAGTGAACTGTGGGGTGATGTACTTAGGGATGTAGTCAAAACATTGGAAGCCTCTTATGGTTACAGCTTTGATCTCGAAGACTTAGGTATTTACTATCGAGGTAAAGATGATGGATCTGACTGAGATGGCTCGTGAGTATCAACTAGGAGGTACTCACTACACAGACAAATCAATACAGCCTTGGGACGCTATGCAGTCATGGATGACAGAGGAGCAATACAAGGGATACTTAACTGGTAATGTGATCAAGTACATCGCTCGCTTTCAGGACAAGGGTGGTGTATTAGATTTGCAAAAGTGCAAACATTATCTTGACAAACTAATTGAAGTATGGTAAAATAGATGTTTACGCTTGAAGATATTAAGGATAAGCTCAAGCAGTTGGATGAGGTGACTCTGATGGAAGTATTGGAGATCACCTCAGAAGACTTAGCAGAAAGATTCGTAGACCGGATCGAACAAAAACAAGAGACACTGGAGATAGACTTAGATGACTCAACACCTTGGGATAACGATTGACTATGAAAGAGACTTTCGCCTCAGCGATCAAGCGATTAAACTTATGCAGGATTACTATATGCTTGAGCATGAGCAGTCTCCTCAGCAAGCTTTTGCACGTGCGGCAGTAGCTTATTGTTATGATGACCTTGATCTAGCGCAGAGGATATACGACTATGCTTCAAAAGGTTGGTTCATGTTTGCGAGTCCTGTACTCAGTAATGCCCCGGAACCGAACGGAAAAATATGTGGCTTACCTATTAGCTGTTTCCTTACTTATGTGGGTGACAATCTTGATAGCCTTATTGAACATAATGGTGAAGTAGCATGGCTTTCCGTAAAGGGCGGAGGTGTGGGTGGGCATTGGTCAGACGTTCGTGGGATCAGCAACAAAGCCCCCGGCCCAATCCCATTCATGAAAGTAGTGGACAGTCAGATGACTGCGTACAAACAGGGGAAGACACGGAAGGGAAGCTACGCGGCATACCTAGACGTAAGTCATCCTGATATCGAGGAGTTTGTTAACTTCAAAGTAGCGACAGGTGGTGACATCAATCGCAAGTGTTTAAACTTATTTAATGCTGTGAACATCACAGATGAATTTATGGAGTGTGTAATTAATGGAACAGAATGGAACCTTATTGACCCAAGCACAGGAATTGTCAGAGATACAGTCGAAGCTCGTAAGCTTTGGCAACGAATACTTGAAGCTCGCTTCAGAACTGGCAGTCCTTACCTTAACTTTATCGACACAGCCAGACGAGGTTTACCGGAAGCTCAAAGAAAACTTGGACTGTCAATTAATGGCAGTAACCTCTGCAACGAAATCCATCTCGCTACAAGTGAAGAACGCACAGCAGTCTGTTGCCTCTCCTCAGTCAACCTTGAACAGTATGACGAGTGGAAAGCAAGCGGAATGGTTGGAGACCTTATCCGATTCTTGGACAACGTGCTTCAATTCTTTATTGACAACGCACCAGAAGAATTATCAAAAGCTGTTTACTCAGCTTACAGAGAACGCTCAGTCGGTCTCGGAGCAATGGGCTTCCACGG